ACAGCACCTGTGAAGGTTTGGGCAATGGCAACACTGCCCAAGAGGCAGAATAGGGCAAGTGAGGTGCCCCAACGATGGAGGAAGTTCTTCATCTTAGGACCTCCTCAGTTTGCGATGTTAATCCCGGCAGGGTAACCGCCAAGGACTGCATTAGATTGCTCAGGGAGGTCGTGGCGATCGAGGACGAGGAAGCCCTGAAGTTTGCCTGTAGTATGGGTGCCAACAGTGACGTAGCCCAGCTGAAGGTAGCGAGGTAGGGCCTGGGCCGGAGCAGGTCGAGGCATATCGATGTCCAAGAGACGGGCACCAATGATGAGGTTGGCCTCAACCACAACCGGGCCAGAGGCCATGATCACAAAGGAGCCCGGTGCACCAGAACCGTTGTCAGGAGCACCTTGGATGTTGACCTGAAGAGAGGTACCTACGGTAAAGGCCACAGCAACGATCACAAGGATTTTCATTGCCGGGTCGTCACCGATACCGATGTCACGGGCGCCACCGCCACCGGCGGATAGGGGAAGGCCCGTGACACCAAGGTCGATTTGGTTAGTAGAGGTCTGAGAGCCTGTAGTCGGCACGTCAAATGCCGCCGCGGTGAATTGAAGGAGTCCATCGAGAATCATGTTGCGTTCCTTTCAGGTAACAGTTGCTTCATTCGACAAGATCGCGTCAACGGTCCTGATCGGGATGCCACGGAAAGTGGTGATGGGCTTGCCGTTGAACTCCTCGATGCGAAGGAGGACGTTGGTTTTGTTCATCGCCTGGAGGTCGAGGTAGGTCCGGATGATGCGGTTGGCGTAGATGACAGTACGGCCCATGTCGGCGCGGACCATTGGGGTATCGGAGGTTTGAACGACGGTGGCGGAGACGGGGGCGGTGGGTAGACGGTACAACGCTCGAACCAGGAGGTTGATCAGGTTCGCCGCAGAGACACCGGTGAGGGTGGTGACGTCCACATTGGCGATCCGTGCCATGTAGCGCCAGTCGCGTTGGGCAAAGCCGATTTCCCACTTGAAGTGTTCGCGGTAGGCTTGGTAGGTGTTACCAAGGGAGTCGGTGACGGGCCATTCACCCATGTCACGCTGCTGGAGGCCTGCCAATTTCCCTTTGGGGAAGATCGCATGGTTGGTGTCACTGCCCCAGGTCATCACCCAGATCGAGGTGTTGGTTGAGGCAAGGCCACCGCCGTCAAGAACATTGTTGGCGGTCTGGGAGTTGGCCGTGGTTTTGGTGGAGTAGCGTGGCGCCCAACCAGTGAAGCGTTCGGGGTTGGCGAACTGGTTGCCGTAGACGAGGGTGGAGGCAACCTGTTGTGACATGCCTTCGAGGAACGCACGCGACTCCGAGAGGCGGAAGTCCGGAGTGTTGCCGTTCAGGTCCGCGATGTCCTTGTCGATCACGGAGTAGGTTTCGAGATTGCCACAGGCTTCGACGAGTTGGGCTGTGGTAGACTTGGCGTTCGGCACACCAGTGTTGAGGAGGCGCCAAGTGGCCTGCGGGAGGCCGGTGCGGACAGTGGTTTTGTGTCCGGTCGGGAGGTTGCCTTCAACGACCATCATGTCGTCTAGGACTTCGTTGGTCTGGGACAGGAGTTCGATGATTGCGGCCACTTTATAACCGTCATCCATGCGTTTTGCCCAATCGGCATAGGTCAGAGCAGTTGTGCCAATAATGGCCATAGTGCGGGTTCCTTAGAAGGGGTTAAGTTTCTGCTTTCGTCTCATCCTCGGTTCCTCTGGGCCTAGCCGTTCTACCACTCAGGTGGTGGACGCGGGGATTCATGTGCCACGATTCGCGGCTAAATGGGGATACATCGCATCTGCTAGCGATGGGCGCTCAGGTGCACCGGGGGTTTTGTTGGCTTGCGGTGATTGCCCTCCGGCTGGGACGGGCTTTCCTTCGAGATGTGGCTTGGCGAAGATGGATAGGGCTTCGATGATATCGGGGTTGCTACCGCTACCTGTGATATCCAAGGCGGTACGGAAGGCACGCGCGAGGGAGGGGGGTAGAGCATTGGTGATTGCAGAGTTGATGTCGTTGCGAGTGGCATCGGCCTTGGAGCCAAAGCGGTCATGGATTTCACCGATCCATTCTTTCTGCGTGTCGGCCCAGGCTTTGTACGGGGCCTCGGCGGTTTTCAGGAGGTTGGCGGCATAGTAATCGACCAGCTTCTGCGCCGACTCTTGCGGAAGGTTCAGTTCTTTGAACATCGCCGAGACTTCCTTCGAGGCAGTTTCGTCCATCTTGTAGCCATCGGGCAGTTTGAAGTCTTCGTATTTGTCCGGGGCGCCAGCTGCTGGCTTGGGTTCGTCACCCTCCTTAGGAGCAGGTTTATCACCTTCCTTATGTTCGGGCTTGGGCTCGCCTTCGGGTGGCTTTGGGTCTTGGGTGAGGAAGGAGCCACCATCAGGCTTCGGAGCTGGGGTCGGTGAAGGGGTCAAGTTCGCTGGAGATTGATCCTTCAGCGTCCCGTCCGGCGTCCGGGCTTCTGGGCTGTTGCCCGAGGGGGTCTCGTTCGTCACTGTCGTGTCGGTCATTTGCTATCTCCTTGCTGGCACTCTCTTGCATCATCATTACATATTGGGTTGGGCAATTGGTAACTACGTCGGCGAAGATTTCTTTGCCTACGTTTTGGCGTCCAAGGTTCCATGCAGTGGCATCTGGGGCACCACGGATAAATGGTTCACCGAAGATATAGCAGGATTCGAGGAGTCGATGAAGCCACTCTCGACCAGCTGTGTCAGACATAATTCGTTTGATGTAGTCAATACGTGCGCGTTCGGCCAAGCGCGACGCCTTCTCTGCTCGCCGGATGTCTTTGCGATTCGAGAAATCATTCACGCGTCACTCCAAGTTCGGGAGAGGAGAAGGGCTCCGGGGTGGGCCAGGAGGTAGGCCTCGGTTGCATGACGAATGGTTTCGATTGGCATGCCGAGAGGGGCTAGGACTTCCACCCGGACAAACTCCTTATCGGATACGGGAACGTTGTAGACGGCTTTATGTTGACGCTGTTGGGTCATCCCCCACCGGCCTTTCTAAGCCATCGCTGGCTCCAATCAGTCAGTGGGCGATGAAAGTCCTTCCATTCAATTGCAACCTTGACGCCTTCAGAGGTCAGAAAGGCAAAGCCATGTTCATGTAAAGCCAGACCAGCCAGCACAAGCTCTCCACGACCTTGCTTAGACGAGACATTGCCATCCCATACAGGACCACTCATGAAGAGTTGACCAAGCACATCCTTGGCCGCAGCTGAGAGAGGGTCTATTTTGAATTGGGTCATCCCTGGATCATCCGTTGCACGAGGTTCTGCCCACCACCCACGTCGATGTTGGAAGCGTTGGCCCCTGCCTTTGCGAGAGTGTCGGCGGTTTGAAGTTGTTGCTGTTGGGCCTGCTGTGCTGCTCGTTGCTTGCGGATCGAGACAAGGTCTGCGGGAGTACGGATCACGCGGGGATCGGTGTTGAGCATTTTGGCATAGACGTCGAAGGCCATGTCGAAGTCGATGTTATCGGTCACGGCTGGGTCGATCCCTGCCATGGTCGAGGCCATTTGAAGCATGCGTTCAATGGAGCCTGCCATGGCGGCTTGTTGGGAGGTCTGGAGGATGGACATGAACTCAACATCGATGTTTTGACCGGCCACTTCCGGGGGCGGGGGAGGGAGGATTCCAGCACGGGACATGATGCCCCAAACACGGTCACTGATTGGGATAAGGACTTCGAAGCGAAGACGGTCCAGGACGGGGCCAAGCATCACGAGGGATTCAGATTTGCGCATGTCCCATTCGACGGCGGTGATGTTGGAACGGGTTTCGAATTGGGAGGCAACTTGGAAGAGGTTGTTGAAGAAGGTGTCTTTGATCCGAGCCTGGACAAGGGCAATGTCAGCGGTGATGGCGGCGATGTCTGGTTTCCATGAGCCGTAGGTGGGCTTCATGCCATCGTTGCCGGTGGTCATTAGGCCTTGAAGGAAGGTGATACCGCCAGGGAGGAGGGAAGCGGGTTGGTTTTTTAGTTGTGCGTCTGCCACCAACGGCGGGTTAATCCCCTTGTCGATTCCCTGAGCCTTGCGCCGCGTTTCTTGTTGCAGCTGCTTAATATCTGGCAGTGCGTCCATGCCCGGAGAACGACCGTATGGGTCGTTGGCGACGAGGTCCCAACGGCCAACAATAGCTGCACGTTCATTAAACCCCCGCTTACGTAGGAAACCTTTTGCGATAGTGCCCCCCTGAGGGGTCGTAGACCCACCCCATTCCCAGAAGGTTTCGCGGTATTTGAAGTGGGCAGGGATGCCGTATTTTTCCGGATCGGTGTTGGGTTCGATGGCATGGGCAATGATCACTTCACGGGTTAGGCCTGCACCAGAGCGGAGGTCGTAGGCTTGTTGGATTGCGGAGGAGCAGTTCTCCCATCCGAACTCGTCAACGGTTTGGGAGATAGTGTAGGTGAACTCACGGTAGAAGACAACGGGGCGGTACTTGCCGTCGATGTCAATATAGTATTCGCCGAAGCAAGGGTTGATGCAGGAGATGACGTTGTCGAAGTCTTCATAGATGAGGAGGACGGCCGTGCCGAAGACGACAAGGTCGAAAAGGAAGACGGCCATGGCAGTGTAGAAGCCACTGGCGGCCAGGACAGCGTAGGTTAGGTCTTCACAGGCTTTGAGCCAGATTGGGATTGGGCCTGAGGCGGTGGAGTCGACCTTGCCCCATTTGTAGCGGAGCCAGGGACGGGTCGGGGGGCAAACGCCAGAGAAGATGCCTGCGGCGAGGTTGCGGGCGGATAGGGTTCCCGTACTGTCTAAAATGTGTTGGTTGATTGGCGAGCCGCGGTTTTGCTGGTTTTGGGTAATGAGCCATTTGTAGCGGCGGGGTAGGATGAAGTCGGCGAGTTCGCGGGCGTGGGTCCACCACGAGTAGCGGTTCGTGCGCATGCCAAGGAGGCGGCCTTGCTGGAAGGCGCGAAGGCGTTCGTCTGAGGGCGTGCCGGTGTCGGTGTTGCGGGCGAATTGGCGATGGTCGGTGAGGGCGTTCATGAGCCTTCGGCTCCGTCTAGTTGCAGGGAGGTACTGCAGTCATGTGGACCGTTGTCAGTGACCTCCCTGCTAGGGACCTCGCAACGACCGAAGACGACAAAGTCCTCAAGTACCTTAGCAAGCACGTGCTTTTTCTTTTCCATCTCTTCGTTCAAAATCACACCGTAGGTCACAAGCACGTCGTGATCTATGTTTTCCGCGCGGAGGATTATGTTGTCTAGAGCCACGACGTGGTGGGTCATTTGATCACCTTTAAGCGCTTGCTACCCTTTGGCATCTTGCCGGTCTGGAGCGGCACCCCGGTCGGGACAGGCGAAGACAGGGCTCCACCTTGGTGCAGATCGGCGGCCGCCATCAGGAAGTTCGCTGGGTCAATCCCTGCGGTCGCGCTGGCGCTAGCGGGCGGGGCTGGTGACATGGATGGGGCTGCGGGCATTGTTACCTACGTAGGTTGGACGGATCGGGCTGAAATGGTTGACGCCGGTGAGGTCGATGCCATCACCGCACCAGTCGTCTGGGTCAACGGGGGGCCACAAAGCAGTGGTCTTGGCTCCGTTCGTTACGAGCTGCGGGGCGTTGAAGTGGCACGCCGCATCGCGATAGAAGAAACAGGTGGCGCAGGTTTGCGGCATCACTCCAGCTCCCGCTTGAGCCAGACAACGTGGTACTGGGTCATGTTTTCATCTGCGGGGATGTGTTGGTAGGGCTGGCCAACCTGGACCAATTGCCAGCCTTCGGCCCCAGCTTCGTTGATGGAAGCTAGGAGCCTGTCGTAGCGAAGCTCAACCGCTTGATGTTCCCACTTCCGCATCACTCGCCCGTTAGTTTCTTCCCGCCACCTTCGACCCCAGGGGAGGGCAAGGCGGTGGAGTTGAGGAACGATGCGGCTTGGGATTTCTTCCCAGGCTTCGCACCGACTGGGGATTGGGCAAAGACAGGCGGAGGCGGTGGGGCAGTTGGGAGGGCCGGAAGGGCCGGTGCGGCTGGGGGAGAGATCATGCGGCATCCATGAAGGCTGGAGAGAAGGGGTCGTATTCGCTAACGTGCAGCACGGGCTGTGGACCTTCGCGACCTGCGTTGGCAGAGGGCGCCAGCGGACCGCCGAAGGTCAGGCAAAGGGCGTCGAGGTCGTCAAGGACCAGGCCGGGGTTGTCCTCCAGGAGGTCCTCTTTGGAAATCAGAAGTATCTCGTCTTTGTTGTTAAAGGTGTAGCGGATCGAGAGCATGGCGGTGCGGAGATCGGAGTCGTTCGGCAACAGGCCGGTTTTGGTCCAGGCCCGTAGGGCCCCATACATCGCCGCCCGCTTGTTGGCGTATTTCTCCCCAAGGGTGTCTGTGGCAAGGCCGGTGATGTCATCCTTGCCGCCGAACTGAACTTCCCAGACGTAGAGTTGCTTGGCGCGGCAGTTGTCCACGACGCCGCCACCCACACCACCGCCATCTATGAAGATTCCATCTGGGTGGAGCCGGGTCCAGGTGTCGAAGACGTGGTTGGCGAGTTCGATGGTTGAGATGCCGTTGTAGACTTGCCGCGCGATGGAACGAGCGTCACGGCCCTTCCGGGGAAATATAACAGAATTATTTCGTCCATATCGCGCAACGTCAACACCAAGTGCGAGTGGCCAGGATGCATCAACGAAGACGGATCGTTCGTCGGACATTGCGGCATCGATATCTGCGGCATTGAAGAACTCCATCAGCCCCTGGCGGGGGAATTGGCCCAAAATCCGAATCCGGACGTAGTCGTTATCAAGCCCGCCATAGGCCTTGATCAACTTCTCGATCCGGGTCTTGTTTGTGATCGGCACCTCTCTCGAATCAATTTGGTTGGTGTGCCAGAAGGAGTTGAACTGGCCCCCTTCGAAACACTCACGGAAGCGGCCGAAGTTCCGGGTAGGGTTGCCGAAGGCCAGCCAGATCAACTGTGTGTCCGCATCCGAGAAGGCGCCTTCGGCGGTTTCCCAAATGATGTCTTCGATCTCTGACGCTTCGTCAAAGACAAGAATGAGGCGGTTGCCCTTGTTGTGCAATCCGGCGAAGGCCTGTGGGTTGGTCTTTGACCAAGGTATCATGTCGATGCGCCAAGTGCGCTCGCGGGAGGTGTCTTTCGACAAGAGGGAGGTCGCTTTGAGCTCGAAGTGCTCCCGGATGATCGGACTGAGAAGGTTGAACCACTTGCCGATCTCGGCCCAGGTCTTGGTCTTGAGCTGCGTCTCGGTATTGGCCGTCACCACGCCGCGGCAGTCGGGGAAGGTGGTGAAGGCCCACAGGATGATGTGGGAGACCGTTGTGGACTTGGCAATGCCGTGGCCCGAGGCCGTTGCCTCTAGAATGGCCTCATCAACACTCAGCAACCCAACCCGAATCCTTTCCATCAAGGCCTTGGCCCAGGGCATTGGACCGTCGAACGACTCGAGTTGGGTGCCGGGCTGGCCCCATGGAAATGCCCCCATGACCCAGGCGTAGGGGTCGTCCCGGACTTCCGCCAGCCATTGGGCCAAGGCAGGTTCCATCAGCCCCGATCCTCATGGTACCCTTGCGGGGCAATAGAAGGTGCAGACGGCGCCACCAGAGCCATGCCAGGAACAGCGTCAGCCATCTGCACCTCCATCATCCCCATTGGTGACCAGCCGGGCCAACGGGGGTGATTCAAGAATCGAACGGACCCCCTGCGGGGCAACTTTGAGCGGAGCGGAAACATCGTAGTTCTTCTTCGCATCGATCACGTTGCTTTTGCCGGATGCGCGTGCGATCTGCTCCATCATCGCCGCGAAGTCCACGTTCTCATTGCGCTGAGTGCTGCGCTTGCCATAGCCAAAACGGTCCATCAAATCCGCCCCGACTGTGACAAGGGTCTTCAGCGGAATCAACTCGCCGCTTTCATCTGCCGCATCGAAGTGGTCCTCAACCTGACGCAGCTGCCGCACGATCAATTCCGCAGCGGTCTCCTGTATTTCATTCTGCTGGCGAACCCAAGACTCATCCACCTTCTCCTTGTACCGCGCCACCAGTTCGCAGAACGCGGGATCACGGGTGAGGTTCGAGAACCGCGAAGAGCTGTAGCCGGTCAGGCGTAGGATTTCCTCGCTTCGCATCCCCGATGCCACATATCGCGCAAGGCGATGGTGTGCGTTCCGCATCAGCCTTGGCCTGCCCTGCGGCCGCGGTTCGCGAAGGCGAAGCAAGTCCTCACGCACGAGCGGCCGGGCCGACTTAACCTTCGGCACGTGCGCCAAGCGTCCACGATGAAGAGTTGGGGTTGGTGCGTTCACAATCGCCTCGGAATAAATCTCTGGAACGAATCGTCTTGTGGTGGTAGGCTCGAGATCACAACCATTTGCTTCAGCAGTGCCTTGATCTCCTCCGGGAACGGAGCCTTTGCAGCCACCGACCTTGGCTCAGGATTTGGATTTCCAATAACATTAAACCTAGGCATGTACTGTTTAATGAAAGTCATCTCAAGTACACCCAGCTGCCCCAACATACAAGGAAGAAACCTAATCTCGTCAAAGCCAATTCCTTTTCCCTTAAATGCAGGGCCACAGGCTTTTCCATATTCCCCCTGACTAAGAGCTCTACCTCGATTCCTCACATGCGTATGAATACGCATTAGTGGCTGTTTAGACTTCCCCACATAAACAACCTCCCCCTTCCGAAGCAACAAATAAACACCACAATGCATCAGCTTTGTGATATTTATAAAATCATATTCCGCCATGGCATTGGCTCCTGATTCTATCCATACCAACCCATCTTACACCATCCTCTCCTTCCTGTCAAGTCCAGTGCCCTTCACTTCTCCCTGCCACATGCCCTTTCCCGGGACCAAGGGGGTGATAGAATAAAAATATTTATTTTGTGGTGGGCCGTTTCATATTTCATATATTTTGCGCGAAGGACTACTGCGGGCCCACGCACGGACAAAATTTTGGCCCACCCCCCGCGAAGAGGATGGGCCCCAGAAAGCTTAGTAGGTCAGGTCGGTGCAGCCGAGATTAGTCCTTGGTTGCGAGCAGGGCGGCATTGGCCTCGATGAACGCCTCGATCGAGGGAATGGCCTTGAACAGCCGTTCCCACTGTGAGCGGTAGAGGGTGATGGGGAAGCGGCCGAGGCCATAGATCGAGAGGGCGCCTGACGTGCCCTCCATCACACCAGTGGTCTTGTTCGCCTTGGGCGCAGTGACTTTCATCGTGATCGGTCGGGCCGCCGAGGCGGATGCCATCTTGGCCTGCATCGCCGCAAGCTGGGCTTTGAGTGCTTCGTTCTCTTGTGCAAGGTTCGGGAGGATAGCCATGCTCGTATCTCCGGGGTTGAGTTGCGCCGCATCGGTGCGACAATCGAAGCGTCTCACATCGGCCACGGCTTGGCAAATCACGAAATGTTACAACATCGATCTGATCCCGCTCTAGTCAGTCTCTGGTAATCCTCCAGTGCTCCCTACAAGTGCTAGCCTCGTCCCCCTCCCCCACCCTCCCAAGTCAGTTGAGTTCGTTCAAGTTTTATCGAAGAAGTCGTGTTGTTCGTCTATAGTCTGTCTCATCTCTCTCTTCTATCACTAACTATTTAACCAACCTACCCGGACACCTAGTGGGGGGAGGGGACAATGCTAGTGCTTTAGGGGATCACCTGAGGCTTACCACGGGATTACTAGAGGAGGATCAGGCAGAAGGCACTTGACAAAGGATGCAAAAGGGTGTATACTGATCAGGTCAAGATAAGGGAGCGGCAGATGATTGGGAAGAAGGTCCGGGCCAAAGCTCCACCGAGTATGAATGGGGAGAGCCTGAGGACAGTGCAAGGGCTGGTGGTTGGGGAAGATGGGGATTGCTGGGTCTTGCAGAAGGTGAATGGGTATAGGGAACGGTGGAATAAGGTCCATTGTGAGGTGATTGAACATGAGGAGCAGAGTAAGAAGGCAAGGAAGATTATCGATGCGATTAGGACAAATGGGCCAAGGATTTACGGCGATGGGGATTGCTAAAGCCGTAGGCGCCTCACACGAATGTGAAAACGGCCGCAATTGTGCCGCAATCGGGGCGCACCCTGTCGGGGCCAAGGCACAAGGGCTAAGGCTTAGGAGGATAAGAGCAATGCCAATGATCAAGCTATTGAGCCATGCAAGCGGCCGCAAGCCTGAGACAGTCGTCACGGGTGAGGCCGAAGGCCTATGGGAACGGCCGCAGGGCGTAGCCGTGCACTGTCGGGAGATTGATGAAGACTGCCCAACGTGTACGCAGTGTGGAGCGTTCGCTTCTGTTTGGTTTGGAAGCAGGGACAAGTGGCAAAGCCATCCACAACGGTGCAGCCAAAGCTGAGATTGTCGCCGAAGGCGTACCATGCCACTATCGGAAAGAGCCGTGGTGCGCCAGCGCGTTCCATCTCACTATGAACGGAGTTGAGCCAATGCCAAACAAGAGGTTCAAGCTGAATGTTACAGTCAACACACCCGATCGTGAGCTGGATTACATCCCTGCTAATACGGACAGTCTGGACACGGTTGTGGGTTATATCATTGAACGTCATCCTGACTGCACAAGCATGGTGATTAGGCTTGTTGTTAACAAGATGGAGGACTTGGCATGACCACTTACGACTTCATCCTTGCGAAGTGGCCAGCGCGAGCGCAGCGGATTATTGCCGCAATGTACGAGGAGGACAAGCGTGGTGCAGAGGCTTGCCTCACGGAGGATGTTCGACATAACATTGGATGGCCAGATGCAATCCTGGCTGGCCTATTTGTCTGGGACCTCACGCCTGAAGGGCATGAGTATTGGAAACAGGTGGCGCAAGAGGGAGGGGAGAAGTGAGTGAACACACAAGCCACCCAGACATCGTGCTTTTAGCCAAAGCGCCTCACGAAAACGTGATTTGACGCTGCGCCCGAATGGGCGCACACTACGACTCACGCCGGGCAGTCGCAAGACTTACCCGGCCTTTGGCGTGAGAGAGCCAGTAAGCGAAGCCCTTCGGGGCAGTCTTCCGCGCTCCTCACAAACGTCAGACAAAGGACTTAAGCATGACTGACACGGAAGCGACCAGCAAGACCCTTCGCATAAAGCTGAAGGGCGGAGCTGGGGAAGTAGAAGTGGACACTTCACGCATCGAAGACATGGCGGTGTATCAGTACATCTTCCAAGTCGGACTTGAAACCATCATTAACAAGGTGGGCATGTCCAAGATCACGGCAGGCCTCACGAAGCTGGAAGGCGAAGAGCAGGCCAAGGCCCACAAGGCAGTTGTCGAACAGGCCCAGAAGACAGTTCAGGCCATGTACGACGGAGACCTTAAGGGTGCCAAGGCCACATCGAAGCGAACTGGCGCAGTGCAGACTGAGGCCATGCGCCTTGCAAAGGCACTGGTGAAGCAAACGCTGCGGGACAACGGCTACAAGATCAGTGCGTTCGACGCGAAGGATCTTTCAACTTTCGCCAAAGATGTGCTGGCCTCAAACCAAGACCTATACAAAACGGCGGAAGAGAACCTCAAGGCCCGTGCGGCCTTGCCGGTCAAGGGACTTAACGTTGCCACGATGCTCGGTGAGCGCAGCGGTGACGCGGCCCTGAAGGCCAAGCCCAAGGTTCCGCCGAAGCCCAAGGGCAAAGCCAAGGATGTGATCTCTGCCGCGCAAGCGGGGAAGGTCCAGCCACGGCAGAAGCCGCCTGCGGCAACAGCACACTAAGGGCGCCAGCCAGCCCTTAACTGAGTGAGCAACCGGAAAGCACTTAGATGTGCCAGATAATCTGGGGATCACTCAGCCTCTTTCGGGGCCAGTAGCTCCAAACAGGGAAAGCAATGAGCAACACCACGAGGACGTACCCATTCGTCGATGGCCCACAAGCTCAGGATTTCCCTGCCCTTTCCTTTCCCCTCGGCGAAGCCCATCCCGGGCAAGCCCTTTGGAGACATGCCAATGTCATCGGATATCAACAACTTCCTGCAATCAATGGTCGAGGCCAAGACGGCCCTTGACGCCATGCCTGAGCTACGGCGTGAACTGGAGCACCTGAAGCACCAAGTTCACATTCAAGGCGAGACAATCGCCAATCGCGAACTCCACATCCACAACTTGAAGCAGTCGGAACAGACCCTGACCCAGAAGCTTCGCTCGGTGGAGGCCGAGCGTGACGATGCCGGGTTTCGCCATTTGGAAAGCGAAGACAAGGTGCAGGCTTTGCTTAAGTCTTTGCACAGCGCTGTCGCAGCCGGTCTGGAAACCATTTCTGCGGTCTCTGGCGAAGGGTTGGTCGTGGCTAAGGCAGAGGATCAACGAGAGCTAACGCTGTTGCGCCATGATATCGACGTCAGAGCTCGGGAGGTTGAAGGTCTTAACATGGAACTGACCGAGACCAAAGACCACGCAGCGCAGGTGGAGAAGAACTGGTATGAGGCTGAAAGCAGGGCAAGTGAGTTAAAGGCCACTTTGGACGCCGCGGCGGAAAGGTTCAAGTTGCCTGAGTTTGAGGCAACTGCCCCACCAAAGCCAATTGAGCCCATTTCGCCTGTAGTGCCTTTGGACGAAAGCGGACAGAGCGCAGGGTTTAGTGTGCACACGGACCCTACTACGCAGACCGCTGGTCCCACTACGCCCACTGAGGAGGTGCAGGCACAGCCTGACGGCCCTTTTGCGTCATCGTCAGATGGCGAAGGGTCGCAGACTGCTGGAGAGGGTGTGCAGGGCAATGCAAGTTCGACTCCGATCCCGAACTCGAATGATTGGGTGACTAAGCTCGGCCCCACTCCCTCCCAGCCGAAGGCTGACCCCCCTTCGGATGACTACTGGCCCATCCCAAGCCGGGCCAGCCACAACTCCTAAGCGTTCCTCCCGAAGTGAGGGTATCCTTGCCCCACTTCCAACTCCCCTCAGCGCCGCAAATGGGCTGAGGGGCTTTTTCTTAACGGAGTAAACGAGATGAAACACTCACGAAGCCTCTGCATCGGTCCGGGAGGCCGCAAATGTAATTGTTGTTTCCCCGCTCCCGGCTCTAAAGCAAGGAAATTGGAATATCGCAGGGCCAAGCGTACTGACGAACGTGAAGCAATGAAATGTGAAAAGACTTCTGATGATTGGCATGCGGAAGGCCGAACTAAGGCTGGTAATAGCATTTGTTAAATACAAGGGCCTTAACCCTTAGCTCCAATCAGGGACCATCAGGGAGGGTTGACTTCTAATTGGAAATGGGGTATAATGGTAATAGAATTGGAGATATTCCAAATGACTCTCGAAGAGCATGCCAAGGCCATCGCTGAAGAAGCAAATGAATGCTGTTATCGTGGGGATGGCTTTGAGAAAGAAATGTATACGTTTGCTTTGAAGCATCTGACGGAAGCCTGTCAGGAAGCTATCAACGATTATCTATCAGAAATGGAGAGCTAGAGATGAACCTAGCCGCCACCCTTGGTGCCCTCTTCCTGGGCATCTACACACCAGCACAGTACGCCCCGTTTGGCCCCTACGGCCCCTACGGCCGTCCCCCGCCAGGTGCCTACGACGCTCCACCGTGCAACCCGTACTACAACCCCGACTGCGGGCGGTTCCGTTGGGAAGGTCCGCGATCACGTGAGTGGAGGTGCCAGGAGCACCCATTTGGGCAGGACTGTCCGCGCGGGCCCGGATATCCACCCGAGCGCCCAGCTCCATTTAACCCGGAAGAGGAGTGAGCCAATGAACCTTCCCGAAGCCTTAACCCTCGGTATCATGGCAGTAACAATCTTCATCCTCCTGGTGTTCAAATGATCACATGGAAAATCGTCACCATCGCCTGTATGCTTGCCGCGCCAAGCGATTGTTGGACCACCGAATGGCCCACCGCGTACGCGTCCTGGGGCCGGTGCAGGGAAGTCTTGGCCCAACCCCTGACCTACCTCGACGCACCACTGAAGGTCGAGGGGTCACGGTGGGTGTGGCAAGGGTGCCGCCCGGAAGGAACCCCCGAATGATCGCACTGATCAGCGAATACCACCTGCTCACCGACGCGGAGAAGAAGAAGGTCACGATGCTTGTCCTGGACGATGGCACGTGGACCCCAGAGCAGGTTGAGACATACATCGAGAATCATTTCGGCACGACAGAGCTGACACTGCACCCGGATAGGTGGGACACCAGAAAATGACCCTCTACAACTGCCGCCACTCTGGCGATCAATACCGCGTCACCAAGTTCGACACAGACATGAACGTCGAGTCTTCCTACCTCACCGACGGCCGTGAATGCGATTGCCCAGCGGGCGTGCGACCGACTTGTCGCCACCGGGAGATGCTTCCAAAGTTTCTTCAGCGCCAGCATGTTGGGGATGAATGGTTTTATGATTTCGACCGTGGCGGGTGGGTGCAACAGGGCCAGGAATGGGCCCAGGCCCCTGAACCAGATGCAGTTGAACCTAACCTGCCCATTCCACCCACGCCCGAACCTTCCCCTTTCATGAAAAGGCGCTTCCTATGACCTCAATCATCGACGACTATGCCGCAATCGCAAAGCTGATGAAGGGAGAGCTGAAGCCTGAGGCAAAGCTCAAAGCACAGGCAATCAAAGAACAAATTGATGCTGCTTGGCGCAAGTTAAACCAAGATGTGCCCGTATCATCCTCTGAGCCAACAACCCACACACTAATAATCAGATGCACCGCATGCCATGGTGTGGGAATAGATAATCGCGGTAACAGATGTACCGGTTGCAGTGGAAGAGGAGGCATTCCATGTCCGGGAGCATAGCTAAGTCCGCAGCACCGGCTTACGCTGTATTGGTCTGGGCAGATGAACGCAACATCTACGCCCAACTCCCTTCCCAGAACGCCCCCTATGTCTGTGCCTTCCCGCGCAGCGAAGGTGGCCTATCTGCCGTCCTATACCACCTCGGCGCCATGCATGTGGAGCACTCCGGCGAGCCCTACCTTCGCCCACAGGTGCCAACCCCCGAAATGCGCAAACTCGGTCTGACACAAAACGACCGCGACGTGGCCCGGAATGTCCTGAAGAAATTGGGAGTAATTGGATGAACGAACATGAATGGTATCAGCCTTCGGAAGGGACAACAAACAAAGCAAGAGGCATGTTCACGGCCCTTCTAACCATCGCAGATAGCCCTAGCGAAGCCGCACAGATCGTGACCATGGTCTACACCAACCTATGGGCACAGCTCGGAACCACCAACAAAGACAACCACCTCGAAATCGCCCTGCAAGAGTTCTGCGACACAGTCCGGATGAACATGGCACAGATTGAGCGGGGGAAGGGGAAGGTGCAATGAACGATCGTGCGTTCACTGTTGCAGAGTTGATTGCAGAGCTGTCACAGTACAAACCAAATGCAAGAGTTAAGATAATCGATGCTGACACCTATTGGACCATTCCAATCTTCACGGTTCGCTTTGAGGAGTTGCCTAATGAGGATGTGGTTTGGATTGAGCCTTGTAGTTATGAGGATATGAAATGACGAATGAACCCTATTTGATCATCCACAAGGTCCGAGGCGAGGCTGCGTTTGATGTCGCCATCAAGATGGCTTGTCCTGAGTGTCTTGGTGACACATTCGCCCCATTGAAGGATGGGAAATATGGTGGGGGCTGTGCTGAATGTGATGGCCTTGGCTATTGGTGGATCATTCCCACCTCAGGCCATCGGGCCTATCCATACTGGAACGAGAAAACCCTGCATAGTATATTAGGTGAAGAAATGTCCCGGATTACGGGGTCCATGCCACCGACTCTACCGGACCACTATCGCCACGGCCCTGCGCCAAAGATCGACATCCGGGCACTCTTCAAGAAAAGCGATTGGGTCCCCAACCCTGAGGCATTCATCAAACGGAGACTCTAATGGCCACCAACTTTTCAACAAAGGGTGGCCTCGTCACCCGCTCGGAAACCTTCGTCAAACTCCTCCACCACCTCGATGAAGCCCGCGACTGCGCCGCGGTCATTGCCCATCTGCACAAGACTGAAGGGGCGAAGAAGGATGACGTGATGGCCATGGGCTGGCTCGCTGTAGCGGAGCTAATGAAGCGCACGCGGGATAAGGTTGTTGAGTTGGCTCAAGGGAAGCTTTTAAGCTGAAAACACATGGCCCATGAGATTCGAAGAGCAGTCATCTATCAAATCGCCAAACGCAATCGCGTCTCGCTTTCTATCGCTTCCTACATCTATACCTGTAAATCGATCAAGCAAAAGCAGGCCATGTGCGAGCAAGAATTACGCAGGCAGATGAACCCTACTCGGCAGAAAAGGAAAGAGCCTTGTCCCACCCACACACCGATGAACAAGCTGCCATCGTCTCCGTAGCCAAGGCCTCCAGCGCCAACCTAATGATCCAGGCCTTGGCCGGAACCGGTAAGACCTTCACCCTCGAAGCCACCGAACGAGCCGTGCCACGCTCAGCCATTCTCTACCTTGTGTTTAACAAAAAGAACGCGGATGAAGCCAAGCGAAAGATGCTCCCCTCGACTGTTGTTCAAACCTTCAACGGCTGTGGGCATCGCATTTGGGGCTCATGCCGTTCCATCACACTCCAAGACGGAGCAGGGAAGGTCTCCAAGTGCCGCCAAATCCTAAAAGACATCATCTCTGCCGCAGGCAAGGACCACTCCGAAACCCTTTGGGGCGTGTACCACGAAGTGATCGCGGGTGTAGCCCTGGCAAAGGCTTTGGGCTATGCCCCAGACACCAACTCAAACGCCAAACGCCTTATCAATCGCCATTCCTTCCACCACTACTTGGATGAAACCCCTGATGACCTCGCCGCCGACCTTATCGACACCGTCCTATCGCGTTCAATCAAACTCGCCTACGAAGGGATCATTGACTACAACGATCAGGTATACATGCCCGCACTGTTCGGTGGAGCATACCCTCAGTTTCCACTTGTTCTCGTTGACGAATACCAAGACCTGTCTCCAGTCAATCACGCCTTTCTTAAGAAGCTGGTGCGTGGAAGGCTCATTGGAGTTGGCGACCCTCGGCAGAATATCTATGGATTCCGAGGAGCCAAAGCCGGAGGGATTGCGGAAGCGACGAAGGAGTACAAGTGCCAAGAATATCCCTTGAGCATTAGCTTTCGCTGCCCTGAGGCAATAGTGCGGAACGTCCATTGGCATGTGCCACACTTTAAATGGTTCTCAGAGGGAGGCAGTGTTGAATCACCCGATCAGTTGGAAGTTTCCAACATTCATGATGATACTACTATCATATGTCGGAACAATGCCCCACTACTTGCTCTGGCCTTTAAGCTACTTTCTGTGGGCCGCTCCATTTCTATTGCTGGGTCGGATATTGGTCCGCGCCTGATAGGACTAATGCGGAAGCTTGGCCCGGGCACCCTCTCGCGCCAAGGTGTTCTTGAGTCCATTGCTGAGTGGGAAGCAGATAAGCTTGAAAAAGAATCCCGTTCCGCTCCAGACATCGCGGCATGCATGCGCGTGTTCACCGGACGGGCCAAGGACCTAGACGAGGCTATCGCTTATGCAGAAACCATCTTCAAGCAACAAGGGACGATCCTCCTCACAACCGGTCACAAAGCCAAGGGATTGGAGTGGCCAAATGTTATCCATCTTGACCCTTGGCTTGTTCGTGACGGGATTGTATCCGAACAAGATCGAAATCTTGACTATGTCATCAGCACTCGCAGTAGCGATCGTCTCTTGGAGATTGATTCGGACCAGATAAAATGGACTTGAAAGGGGATACACCGTGACACTACCAGAATCACTACTTGCCTACGGCGACTGTCTCGATTTCTTCGAGAAGATCGTCGATGACCCAAAGGGCGGAAGATACTCTGTAGGCACCTACGAAGCCGCACATTACTTCCGCCTGAGGTGCAACCAAGCCAGGAAGCTGCACCGGAGAGAGAATATGAAGATTCATCCGGCCAACACTCCTCTTTATGGCGCGAGCGAGTATGACCCTTTCATGCTCAAGCTTCGAGAAGACACCGAAGGAGTCTGGTGGGTCTATGCAGAGCGTATGGCGCTCGAGCCAGGGCAGGTGGAGTTGCTCAGCGAACTTGA